AGCCATGCTTGACAATGCAGCCATTGCTGCCGGTCCTATCATCGAAGCAAACATTGACCTGCTGGCCGACGGAGAAGATCCCTTGGAACTGTTTCCCTTCCGTGTATTCCAACGTGTGGGAACAGGTATCGATGCCAGCAACAAAGCTATCACAGTAACGAAGCTGCCCAGCTACACCAAGGAATTTCTTGGTCTGGTTGAGTTCTTCCAGGAGACGGCCGACGAGTCCACCACGATTCCTCGGTCACTGCATGGCTCACAGAATACTGGTGGTGCTAACCAAACTGCCACGGGTATGTCCATGCTGATCGGTGCTTCGAACATAACACTTAAGGATCAGGTTCAGTTCTTTGACGACGGTGTGACCAAACCCTTTATCAAGTCGATGTACTTCTGGAACATGGAGTTTAACGGCAAGGAAAGTATAAAGGGAGACTTTAACATTGTTGCCCGAGGAACTAAATCACTCATTGCCAAAGAGGTCAAGATGGAACAGATCAATCAGTTCCTCCAGATCACAAACAATGACACTGATATTAAGTACATCAAACGTGACATACTGCTTAGAGAATTGGCAGAGATCTTTGACCTTGATCGTCTTGGTTTTGTCAGGACAGAGGCTGAGGTTCAAACCATTGATGCTCAGAATGCTGAGACTCAGAAAGCAAATGATGATAAGATGTTAATGCTTGAGGCAATGAAGGCAGAGTCTTCTGGTCACGTTCCCAATGCTGTAGAGAGAACGGCTAAGATGTTTAACATTCAATTACCGGGTGGAGCACCACCGGCTGAGGGTTCAACACAAATAAGGGAGCAACAAATTGGCTAATCAAGCAGAACTCTATAACACTCTGAAACGTAATCCCGATAATCAATTCTTTCTCAACCTGATGGACCTCTTGGAGTTTAGGCTATCAGTTATTAAGGATCAGTTGATAAAGGCAAACGACGACGAGTATAAACGATTACAAGGTAGAGGGCAGGAGTTGAGTGAGATGATCACTGCCCTCACCAGAAAGCCCGTGAAGGAACAAGCTTTTACCGGGTCTTTCAGCTAAGGGGGTGCAGCCGGTTCACAAGCCGTCACTGCAATGACTAACAATTTTAACACCGGGACATCCACGTGTGGACCCCAAGGAGGCCTGTAATGGCAGATACACCAGGAGTAGATTTAGATCAATACCAGAAGGAGAAAGACGAGTTTGCAGATGCAGTGGACGATGTGTTCAGTGAGGAAGCAGACGGTAAAACCGACGACGAAATTATTGCCATCATGGACAAGAAGAATGCTGACGGTACAGATGTGGCTGGGGAAGCCAAAAAAGATCTGACCAAAGATGCTGACTCTAAACCTGCTGGCAATGAACCCGAAGACGATTCTAATCTCACGACCACCGGCCAGGGTGTTACCGACGGCACAGCCGTTGACAATGACACTGTCCCTGTTACCAAGGTTGTAGAGGACCCTACTGATATTGGTGGTTGGAAGGCTAAAGCAGAAGCTGCCGAGGCCGAGTTGGCAAAGGAAAAGCAAAAGACTTCGAGTTGGAATGGCAGGATCACTGCAGCCAACAAAAAAACGGAAAGCTTGGAAATAGAGTTAGAGGCCTTTAGAAAGAATGCAGCCACTGCTGCTGATGCTGAGGCCAATGCTACCACCAAGTCTGACAACGAAGTACTGGATGGTTTCAGAAAGGACTTCCCGGAATTGGCAGGTGCTATCGACATATTGCAAAAACGTGTCGATGGTGTAACCACGTCCCCGGCAAAAGTACCTGATGCCAAACCCAGTGATGGCACGGACAACACCGATAAAGGTGACACTGTCTTAGCCGACCACATTGCTGCTATCCGAAAGACACACCCCGACTTAACAGAAATGGTAAACACCGGAGTGTTGCAAACTTGGATTCAAAAACAGCCTGACTATATTCGTCCAGCCTTGGAGACCATATACACCGACGGATCGTCCGACGATGTAATTAATATGGTCACTGAGTTTAAAGACAAAACCGGTTGGAAGTCTCAACTGGCAACGGCAGACGATGAAACAAATGAGACCAACACCAAACTCAAAAACATGACGGAAGTTAATTCTGAGACAACTACCCCCGATGGGAAGACAGTCGATAAGAATGACTACGATCAGGGAGCAAAGGATGCTGGTCTGTAAATCTCCTGCCGAATAGAATTTAGGAGAAGTAAATAATGAGTACAACTACCTATGGTGATATATCCCCCCGTACGGCAGCTTTCGTGGTTCGTGATCTTCTGAAACGTGGTATGCCCATGTTGGTCCTTGAGAAGTTTGGTCAGGCCAAACCTCTGCCCAGCAAGAGCACCAAAACAATCCAGTTCCGTCGTTACTACATAGACAGTGCTTGGACAGCAACATTTGGAAGTGACTTTAACCCCCACGAATATTTCAAGGGAACCAACTTTAACCCGGCCAACAAGATGCTGACAGAAGGTGTTACACCTGATGCCACTACTCTGGAAAGTTCGGACTACAGTGCTACCCTGGTACAGTATGGTGATCGAGTTGTGATTACTGACGTTATCATGGACACACATGAAGATCCGATCATGAGAGAGGCTGTTGATATTCTTGGTGAGCAGGCTGCAGTTCTGATCGAAAAGACTCGTTACAATGTCTTGAAGGCTGGTACCAACGTCTTCTATTCGAACAGTGAAGCTGGCCGAAGTTCTGTCGATGTTGTGATTTCTCTGAACGACCAAAGACGTGTAACACGTTTTCTGAAACGTCAGCTTGGTAAACCGATTACTGGTGTTGTGAAGAGTACACCTGCTTTCGGTACAGAGTCCATTGCTCCGTCGTACATCTGTATTATACACCCCGACCTTGAGCCTGATCTTCGTGCTATCAGTTCTTTCGTACCGTCCGAAAAATACGGAAGTATGTCTCCGTTCGATGGAGAGATTGGTAAAATTGAAGACGTTCGTTACATCACATCTACAATCATCGAGCCGTTTGCCGGTGGTGGTGACAGTGGTGGAACCAATGTGCTTGAGACCGGTGGACAGGCCGACGTCTATCCGATGCTGTACCTTGCCCGTGATGCCTATGGTATCGTGGCTTTCAAGGGTGCAAATGCTCTGACCCCCATGGTCGTGAATCCGAAAGCAAGTGATTCCGATCCATTGGCACAGAGAGGACACGTTGGTTGGAAGGGTTATTCTGCAACGATCATCCTGAACGACTTTTGGATGGCTCGGCTTGAAGTAGCAGTATCTGACCTGTCGTAATCGTAGTTTAATTTAAACACAAGGATGCCCCGGTCTCGGCTATCCCCCTGGCTGGGGCCATCCTTATTAACTTTATTTATTGGAAGGAATAAATAATATGTCTACAAATTATATGGGAATGAAAGACACCGAACTCAAGGATCTGATTAAGAAATATGAACTTGAGGAGTCCGACTATCTTGCACCGTCCGGATCTGTGAACCGAAAGAAGCTTAGCAATCTGTTAAAACTAATTGATGTGCAGTCTGGAAAGTCGAAAGACCCTGTGAGTATTGACGAGGAAGGCAATGTTGAAAAGCACGAACCGGCAAAGAAGGGCAAGTTACACAAGAGCCTCAGTGGTATGATGGTAGAGATTACGTTCTACAGTACAGAGGAAAACGATCTGCCATACGTACAGCTTGGACTTAACGGTGTCGGACTTATAATCCCACGAGAGGTTAAGTCCTGGATTCCCAAAGAGTATATCGATGGTGTTCTACAGAATGCTATCATGACAAAGATGAAGATGGACGTGGACCGAGATGGAAAGATCCGGTACATACCCAAGCAAGTGCCCAGGTTTCAGCACACCGTGCACGACATCAAACATATCGACGTGCTCCGTAAAGAATACGACGAAGCAAAGTCCGATAAATAATAGGAGACTATCACATTGGCATTCACAGCAAATGATTACATATTAGATGCTGCTGAATTGTACGGTGACGTTGACTATGTACGAGTTTCTGAGTTGACATGGATCAAGTACTTGAATGCATCTATTCGAGCCTTGATCCTTGTTCGGCCAGATGCTGGTGCACAGACAGACAGCCTGCAATTAGCTCCCGGTGTCTTACAGTCACTGCCCTCCACGGCCTTAAGGCTACTGGACATCACGAGAAATATGGGTACTGTTGGTAACCAGGCAGGAAAAATCATTACACCGGCTGACAGAAAGCATCTTGATTACTCAAACCTCTTGTGGCCTGCAGCCACCGGAGACACGGAGATAGATAACTTCTCCTATGACAAAGAGAACCCCAGAATATTTTACGTTACACCACCGGCACATGCCACCACGGCAGTGTTCGTTGAGATCCAGGTCTCACAGTTACCGACAACCGTAACTGCAACAGGAGACGATCCAGGTGTCAACGATGTATTCTTTGAGCCTATCATACAGTACATGCTGTACAAAGCATTTAGTACTGATGATGAAGGTGTTGAATTTCAAAAGGCTATAACATTTATGCAAAACTTTTTTAATCTGCTCCAGGTAGAGATAGCAACAAGTCAAGCTGCCGGGCCAGAATCAAAGGAATAAACTATCATGG